GACTTTTAAATAAGTTATTTTCTCTAACCTTGTCACACGCTCAGTCTGCTGCTGGATTAAAACTTTTAATTCCAGAGGGTAGTGTTGATAGTGTAAGTCAGTTAGAAAAAGATTGGGCAAACCCAAATGCGGTTATTGAATATAATCCAGAGTTTGGTGAGCCACATTACCCACAACCAGCTCCTTTAACAAGTGAGTTTTATTATTTAATTGATAGGGTAGAAAAATATATAGATTTAAATTTTGGTATACCTGAACTATTACAAGGGTTCAGAGAAGGAGCTCCAGAATCTGTTAGAGGTACAATGCTTTTATCAGAAATGGGAGAATCTAGAGGTAAATCAAAGTTAAGAGATATTGAAGCAAGTTTATCTATGGTAGGTCAAGTTGTTTATAATCTTGCAAAAGACCATTATAAATTTGCAAAAACATTTAGAATTGTACAACCAAATAATGATATTACTGAGTTTTCAGTTAATATGAGATTGTATGATGATAAATCGAATGAAATAGGGGCTATAAAGAATGATATTCAGCTTGGCCAACATGACATTCGAGTTATATCAGGTTCAACTTTACCTAGCAACAAGGTATCTGAATACAACATGTATCTTGATGCGTATAAACTTGGACTGGTAGATGATGTCGAGGTTTTAAAGAAAACTGAAATCTTTGACAAAGAAGGTGTCCTTCAGAGAAAAGGACGTATGGCACAAATGCAACAATATATCACACAGCTTGAAAATCAAGTGAAGAAACTTAGTGGTGATTTACAAACATCTGAACGTGAGCAGGTATCTGCTAGAAAACGTACAGAAGTTGAGAAGTTCAAATCTAATTTGAATGAAATCTCTACTGCTACTAAGTTAAAAGAAAGACAAAAGGTGATGGAATTGGGGAACTTAGTTGACCGTATGTCTGATAATATGGAGGCAGAAGAAAAATAATCTGTGGTTCAGAGTCTTAGACTAAATCACGGGAGGAGAAAACAAATATGGCAAAAGAACAAGAACAACAACAGGTTGAACAGAAAGACCCAATAGTAGAATCTGCAGTAGAACAAGAAGTTGTATTGCAAGAACCTGCTCAGGAAGAAGGTGTTGAAGCATCTGAAGCTGTCGATTGGGAAGGAGAAGCTAAAAAGTTTCAATCAATGTACGATAAAAAAGTTGCAGAACATGAAAACTTAAAAAGAGATAGTAGTGATTTGATGAACTTAAAACAAGCTCTTGCTGATAAACCAGAGCTAGTTGACGTAATTGAAAGAGGACTTTCAGGAGAATCGGTTGAGGACAAAGGTATGGAAGGAAGTACAACTCCAGATAACTTTGACCCTTGGGACGCCTACTACAAGCCAGACTCAGAATCTTACAAATTTAGAGTAAGTCAAGAGAAAAAGCTTGTACATGAAACAGTAGATAATGAACTAGCTAAACTACAAAATCAAATGGCGATGAATAATTTAAAAACAGAACTTGTAAGCAAGCATAACTTAGGTACAGATGATGCGGAAAAGTTTCTACAATTTGCTACTACACCAAAAGCTAATCTACCTATTGAAACACTTATTAAAGTGTGGAAAGAAGGAGAAGGCAAAGGTGCTAAACAAAGTGAAAACTTAGAAACTGTTAAAAAAACAAAATCAATTCCTAAGCCAGCTGGCGTGCTTCAAGGTGGGGAACAGCCTCAACCTTCTGAAGATGAACAAGTATGGAATAGAATTATGGGAGCCAATAGAAGCCGTAGGATAGCTAAATAACTAACTAAGAGGTAAATAAAATGGCTTTTAATCAAGGACAATTAAAGTCTTCCCAAATTACCGCAGTAGCAAAAGATGCTGGTATAGGACAAAGACCCGACGTTAGACGTTTATATGATTTCTCTGATAGAGTTGCAGAACTCATGCCAGAGGAGTCACCTTTTTTCGTCTATCTAAGTCAGGTTGCTAAAGAAGCTACAGATGATTCTGTTTTTAGATATTTAGAAAATAGAACTGTAACTAACTATACTGCAAGAAACTTTAGCTTAGCAGCAAACGTCAATGGCGGAAGTGCTGTAGCTGCAGGTACTTTATATGACTTTACAGTTGACGACGGAGCTGGAGCTGCTATCGGATTCCTTACAAAAGGAATGGTTATAGCGGTTGCATCTGTTGATTCAACAGCTGGTTATGGACAAGTTTTAGTTAGAGTTGAGTCTTCACCAAACGTACAATCAGCAAACACTACCTTCTCAGGTAGAATTGTTGACGTATCAAATTCAAACGTTTCTGGATATAATGTATTATCAGATAATGACGGATGTCAAATCGTTGGTACATCATTTGAAGAAGGAACAGGTTCACCTGATACTTTCTCAGATACAATTGAAGATGACTTTGGTTATACTCAAATCTTTAAAACAGCTTGTGAATTAACTAACACAGCAATAGCCACAAGATATCGTGGCTACGAGAACGAATTCGATAGAATTTGGGCTCAAAAATTACGTGAACACAAAGTTGACATCGAAAGAGCTATGCTTTTTGGACAGAAAGCTCGTGTAAACGGAGTACAATACACTGAAGGTCTAGTTGGACACATTGTAAAAAATGTAAATCCAATTACAGATAACTCAGCATTTTCATATGATTCAGGTAATGCATACTACAGAAGTGTAGCTCAAGCAGAACTTACATATGATAGATTACTTGCTGACTTAGAGGTTATCTTTGACCCTGCAAGAGGTGGAGCAAGTGAAAAACTTGTACTAGCTTCTTTGCCAGTAATTACATTCTTTAACAAAATGGGCGACGGTGCTTTCATTGACGCTTCTGTTGGACATGCAAATGGACCATACAGAGTTAACATGGATAACGTATCAGGACAGTTTGGTCACCAGTTAATGGAAATCAACACTATCCACGGTTCTATGTTCTTAGTGAAAGAGCCTCTATTTAGAGGTATCGCTAGTGGATTCATGCTTATGGCTGACATGTCTAAATTGGCATACAGACCATTAGTCGGTAACGGTTTAAATCGTGACACTCAAATCATGACAAACGTACAAGCTGCGGATGAGGATTTAAGAAAAGACATGATTATGACTGAAGCTGGTCTTGAAATCACACTACCTGAATGTCACGCTCTATACAATGTGGAGGGATTATAAAATGGCTAAAGGTGCATTATTAGAAAAAAATAGTGGTGCTGGTGGTTTACTATCAAATGTAGAACACATCACTGCTGCAAAAACGCTAGAAGAAAAAGACTCAGGTAAAGTCTTTATGTGTTCTTCAGAAGGTGGAGCTTATGAAATTACTCTACCTACAGCTGCTCTAGGTCAAAACGGAGCGGTGTACAAATTTATTGTACATGAAGAAACACCTACAGCTGATATTACAATTGCAGCAGGAAGTGCTATCATTTCATTGGTAAACAAAGATGCTGGTGGAGACGCTGCTAATTCAACTGCTGGAACTCAAGTTTCCAACGTAATTCTAGATACAACTGCTCAAAGAGGAGATGTAGTAGAACTTATGTATTGGAACGGAGAGTATTACGGCACTGCATTAAGTGGTATTAACAACGGTATCCAAACATCATAATAGTTATTAGGTACTATGGAGTGGGCTAGTCCCACTCCGAAACCTATAAAGAATTTTAAACAATAGGAGAATAAAATGGCAAATTTTGATACTGTAACTAAAGTTATTATTAATGATATAAGTCCAGACGCAAGTACTGTGACTGGTTCTTTAGCTAAAGAAATCAACGACTATATAGAAACTATCGACGATGCAAAGCTTGTAGCTACAAATGCAGTTATGTTAGATAGAACTAGAGTTGCATTTATTATAATTACTAAAGTATAATGGCTAATTGTCAGCATTGTAATGAGCCAAATCCTGAAGGTATGTTCAACTGCCCTTGTTGTGGCAAAAGAGCACACCCTAATAAATGGAATACTAATTTTGTTATAAGAGAAAACAATTCTTTTGCAACAGCAATTAGAAAAGACCAAATAGATTTTAATAGTATATCATATGATGATGGTATTAAAAAAATGAAAGAAAGTAAGAAAAACGCAAAACCCACACCAAGTGGGAAAGGAATAAGGGTAATGTAATGTATCATAAAGGCGGAATGAAAAAGAAAAAGAAAGTGGTAAAGAAGAAAAAGGGTATGAAAAAGGGTAAGAAAAAATAATGAAAGTTAAAGCACCCAAAGGTTATCACTTTATGAAAAAAGGTAGTAAGTTTTCTTTAATGAAAAATCCTAAAGGCGGATATAAAAAGCACAAGGGTTCTTCATTAACAATGAATCTACCAGTAGTAAAAACTCACGGAGGTAAATAATGCCAAGAAAGAAAGCAGTAAGAAAAAGTACAAAAAGAAAAACTACGGCTAAACGTAAGACTACAAGAAAAAAAGGTAGTCCTACTCCAAAAAATCCAGCATTATATGCTAGAGTAAAAGCAGAAGCAAAACGTAAGTTTGATGTATATCCTTCAGCTTATGCTAATGCTTGGTTAGTAAGAACCTATAAAAAACGTGGTGGTAAATACTAATGGCATACCAAGGCGGATTACGTAAATGGTTTAAAGAAGATTGGGTGGACATAGGTTCACCCAAAAAAGGTGGTGGCTTTAAAAAATGCGGTCGTTCGTCTGCAAAAGGTAGTAAAAGAAAATATCCAAAATGTGTTCCAGCTGCAAAAGCTGCTAGAATGAGTAAGGCACAAATAAGAAGTGCGGTTAGTAGAAAAAGAGCAAAAGCACAAGGAGTTGGTGGTAAACCAACCAATGTTAAGACTTTTGCTAAAAGAGATGGAAAGAAAGCTAGAAGAGGATAATGAGAAGAGCTATCTTTGGAACTCAA